TACACGGAGATTTAGCATAATGGCTGGAAAGATTGTAGCAGATACGCTGGAACACAGCACCGCAGGGTCGGTTGATACGCAGTACGTTGTGAATGGTAGTGCGAAGAATTGGCTGGCATTTGATGGAACAGCGACCACACCAGCGGCTAGAGGAAGTTTTAATCACAGTAGCATCACAGACCACGGTACAGGTGACTTCACTAATAATTTTACAAGTTCATTAGCGGATGTAAATTATGCGCCTCTAGTTTTAGGAAGCCACGATTCTAGTAATCTTTACACAGGTTTGGAACTTACATCAATAGCAACAGGGTCTGTTCGTTTTGAAACTAAATATGCTGCAAACGCAACGAAGTATAATATGACAGATACTATTTGTACCATTCATGGAGACTTAGCATAATGGACACACCTGAATTTCAAGGCACACACTTATGGGATAGACTGTGCTGGGCGAAAGAAAACCTAGAGGGCTATCAATCAGAGTACCGTGTAGTCTACGAAGACAGCATTGACGAGTGCGCTAAGATACTTGTACCAGACCCTAATTGGATGGCTTGTGCGTTACAGGGCGGCATACTACCGCCAGTGTGGGTATACTGGGAACTTGCTAAAGATGAAGCACAGCCAGACTTTAAAAAACATACTCGTGGCTATCTGCTGCATAACACTGAGCCAGTAGAAGCCATGACAGAAGAACAGGCAATTGAGTATCTAATTATGAAAGACTGCCCCCAGCACGTTTGGCGGGATTGGAATACAGGCAATAAACCTAAGATGGTTATTTGCAGCAAAGAACAGTTACCAAGCACTAGGGAGTGGCGCAATGCTTGGAAGATAACTGAAGAACTAACCGTCACTGATTTAGCAGCCTAAGAGGAGAAACCTAATGGCAACAACATACATCGTAGACAAGGACGGGAATCAGATAGATGCTTCTGCGGCAACCGTTCCTTCTGACCGTCACTTTCGTGGTGCATGGTCATTGAGTGGCAAAGTTATATCAGAAGATATGGACGCAGCCAAAGTAATCTTCAAGGACAAAATCCGTGAAGTTCGTGCGCCTCTGCTTGAAGCAGAAGACGTAGTGTACATGAAAGCACTTGAAGCTGGTGACACAGATGCACAAGCTGCTTCTGTAACAAAGAAGAATAATCTTCGTAATGCCCCAGCAGCATCTGCAATTACTAATGCAGCTAATATTGCAGCACTAAAAGCAGCTTGGGATACAGACGTACTTGGTGATAGCCCTTACGCATAATGCGTGGGGCTTCCCCTTTTTGGAGTAGGTAGATGGCGTTGACTAAGGTAACAGGTTCAGGTATATCTGGCTTAACCATTAACAGCAGTGGTCGTGTTGCACATCCACAGCGTCCTATTTTTTCTGCCAGAGGTTGCGCTACAAGCACATCATTAACAGCAGCAAATACTAATTTTGATTATATTACCTCGTGGACAACGACAGATATTGATGTTGGTAGTTTGTTAAACGCAGGTGGTTATGCAGAAATCCCAACAGGATTTGGTGGTATTTATCAAATAACTTGGGTTACTGCTAGTACTACAACAACCAATTATAATTCTGCAATAATGTATCATTATGATGGTTCAACTTATACAAATTTAATTTACCATTTTGCTTTTAATGATTATAGCCAATATAGCACAGGCACTACATTATTTTATCAGTGCGATGAGGGTGATAAAATTTATGTAGGTTTTGATGACCGATATGGAATACCCGACACATCAAATCTTAAACATAACTTTAGCATGATGTATATAGGATAGAGCAATGGCAAATTATAAAAATATTCCTATAGCACCTAACGATGATATTAAGCTAACGGCTGACCAGCTTCTTAAAGCAACCGATTGGACACAACTACCAGATAGCGGCTTGACAGATGCTTGTGTTTCCTTGTTTTCTACATATCGTGCAAGCATCCGCACCATTAGAAAAAGTACGCCTGATAATCCTACTTGGCCTACTGCACCCACAGAGGAGTGGTCATAATGCCCTACATAGGTAAATCCCCAGAGTTCGGTGTTCGCAACCGCTTTGTCTACCAAGCTACTGCTGGTCAGACTAGTTTTAGTGGTAGTGACGCAGACAGTAAGACACTCACTTATCAGGATAGCTTGTACCTAGACGTGTATCAGAATGGTGTGCTACTCAAGCCGGGTACAGACTATGCTGCTACGACAGGTACTAGCGTTGTGTTAGTTACAGGGGCATCCCTAAATGACATCGTTGAGATGGTGTCCTACGATACGTTTAGCATTGCGAACTCGTACACCAAAACTGAATCGGATACACGCTATCCATTCAAGGGCAACAACAGCATCATCCGTCTGAACGGTCAGACTATCTCTGCAGACATTACGATTGACAGCGATGAGAATGGCGTGAGTGCAGGGCCAATCACACAGAACGCAACCGTGACTGTTAACGGGTATTGGAGCATCGTATGACAAGTCAATTAAATGTAGATACCATTGTAGATAAGGCTGGCTCTGGCGGTTCTAATGTTAAGATGGATAATACATCTACTTATGTAGCAGAGGGTGGCGTTGCTACACAAAATACTGTTCAGGGGCTGTGTAAGTGTTGGAATTTTGCAACACAACCTAGTGCAACCATTCAAGATAGTTTTAATGTAGCATCTATGCAGGATGATGGTACTGGTCTAATGACTCATAATTATACTAATAATATGGCAAATGGGGAATACTCTGCACAACTTTCACTTACTAATAATATTAATCAATGGTGGTGTCCAGACGGAAACACTACAACAACAAAAGTGCAATCAAGAACATATACAGGAAGTTCTTACTCTGACCAAGACCACATGATTGCAATTATGGGAGACCTCGCATAATGGCAAGCATACTTAAAGTAGATACAATTACAGGTATAGCCACCGCTGGGTCTATTGCGATTACTGGCGAGGGCAACTCAACCACGACTAATTTGCAACAGGGGTTGGCGAAGGCGTTTTGCAGTATAGAATTGGACGATACCGTTGAGGACAGTTTCAACGCAACATCATTTACAGATAACGGAACTGGCGACATAACGCATACGCTGGCGAGTGCAATGTCAAACAAAAATCATAGCACAATTGGCTTTAATATAAGAAACAATACAGGTGGCACGGGTTGGTGTGGTGGATACGGCAATTCATCTGACACATCTTCAACAACAACAACAGCAAGAATATATCATTTAAACGCATCTAACGTACCAGAAGATATGCGTAGAGCAATGATGGTAACTCACGGAGACCTAGCATAATGGCAAGCGAACTGAGAGTAAACACCCTGAAGGATGCCAGTGGTAACAACTCTGTTGCCATGAGTTATGTTGCAGAGGGAAGTGCGAAGACTTGGGTTAACTTTAATGGCAGTGGCACTATAGCAATAAGAACAAGTTTTAATGTTTCTTCTTTAACAGATAATGGCACTGGAGATTACACGGTAAATTTAACCAATTCTTTCTCTGATGAACCTGCTGCAAACATGACGAGTGGAAGAAATAATACTTACTATAGTTCAACAGGAAACACATCAAGTATTAGATTTCAAGCATTTACCGTAGGTGGAAGTGGAACCTCAGACACAACTATACTTACGCAGTCAGCACACGGAGACCTAGCATGAGTAAAGCAGCAGAACTAGCCGCACTGATAGGTTCGCAAACAGCCCTGTCAAACAGGAATCTGATTATCAATGGTGCGATGCAGGTTGCCCAGAGGGGTACTAGCTTTAGCTACGCACATGATGGCACTCAAACGGGTTTCACTTTAGATAGATTTAACTTTGGTTTTGTAGCTACAGCAGATGAATATGATTCCACTGTTGCCCAAGTAAGTGATTCTCCTGATGGGTTTTCAAATTCACTTAAAATAACAACAGGCACTGCTGAAAGTGCTATTGGTGCGGATGAGTATTATATACTGTACCAATCTATTGAGGCGCAAAACTTACAACTCTTAGGGTATGGTACATCTTCAGCAAAAGCTATGACCTTATCTTTTTATGTAAAGTCTTCCCTTACTGGCACATTTGCAGCTTCATTTTATCTAGCAGATGATAACAGAATATTAAACAAAACTTATACTATAAATTCTGCGGATACATGGGAAAGAAAAACAATTTCTATTCCAGCAGACACAACTGGCGTTATTGACAACAATAACGGTGCTGGTATGTATGTTTATTGGGGTTTTGGTACAGGGTCTAATTATGATGGCGGCACTACGGCTACTAATTGGGCGGCCTACACAGTTACAAACTTTTTTGACAGCAGTGGTTCAGACTCTCTTATAACAACAGCAGGGGCAACTTGGCAAGTAACAGGTGTCCAGCTTGAACTAGGCGAACAGGCCACACCATTTGAGCATCGGTCGTATGGGGATGAGTTGGCTAGGTGTCAGAGGTATTATTCACAGTTTCACAATGACGATTCAGGTGCGGCAAATGTGTTTTTGCAATATAGTGGTGGGAGTGGCACTGCTGGTTCTGTTCAATATAGTTTTCCAACCACGATGCGTTCAGCACCAACTATTACTCGTACATTAACTGCAAGCAACTGGACGTTTTCTGCTTTCCAAACTGGTGTAAGTTTTACAACATTGCAAGCAACTGCTGCTTCTGCTGGAAACTCACAAGCCTACGCTTCTGCAGATACGACTTGGTTAAAAATGGATGCGGAGTTATAAGTATGGAAACTATGAATATTACATCTGCTCAATACTACACAAATAATATTGATGGCTCAAATGTTGGCATAACTGTAACCATAAATGGCGTAGAAATGCACGTTCCCCTAGACCCAGCCAACCGCCACTATGCAGCAATCCTTGAGTGGGTAGCTGAAGGTAACACCATTCAGGATGCAGATTAAGATGAAGCCAGATGACCTTGCCATTGCCGTTGGAGGCATATCTGCACCTATGTGGCTACCTGTACTGAACCAGTGGGTAGCACTTGCTGTGGGTGTCCTATCAATTTGTTACTTAGCAATTAAAATATACAATTCCACAAGGAAATAAGCCATGATGCAGTTCAAGGCATTTAAGCCAGAGGCACTTAATAAGATTGCAGGGGCTATGGGATATCAGGGTGATATGTCACAGTTCCAGCAGTTTATTGAGGAAGACCCACAACGTAAAGCACAGATGGATAGGTATACCAATGCTGCACGTATGATGGCTAAAGGTGGTGTGGTTAAGATGCAGACAGGTGGTACAATTACTCCCGGTGGTGGTAGTGGTGGCATTCAAGCTGGATTGCCCGGTGGTCCTGCAACTACAGCTACACCACAAACTACAACAACTACTCCCACAGCACAAAACTTAAAGATTGGTGACGTAACTGCACAACGTATGTATCAACCTGCAGTACCAACAGGTGGTGTAACACAAGCAGCAGCAACACCTGTAACTGCAGGTCAGGAACTTGACCCACAAACAGGTATGCTTACAGGCAGTGTTGCAATTCCAACTGCATTAGCACAAACAGCACAGGCAACTGCACCACAGCAACAGCAAGCTAATTTAATGCAAGCACAGCAAGCTGCACCAGCCGTAGATGCTGCTGTGGGGGCTGTACAAGCGGCACAGGCTAACCCTCAAGACCCACGGGCGCAGGTAACTGCTGCACAGCAAACAGCCTCATCTGTGGGCAACCTACAGGCCGCACAGGGTAATGCCATTCTGATGAATAATCCTCAACAGAGGCAGATTCAACAAGGTGAACTTATCAGTGGTACAGGTGTAGATGCTACTAAAGCTGCACAGGCTACTGCTCAGACACAAGCTGCTGCTGCATCAGCACAACCATCACAGCAAGCACTTGTACAGGGTCAGCTTGCTAATCTAGCTAATCAGTTTACTGGTGCTAATCCACCTGCATGGGCTGCTGGTGCTATTCGTGTTGCCAATGCACAGATGGCTGCACGTGGTTTAGGTGCTTCATCACTGGCTGGTCAGGCTATTGTGCAAGCAGCTATGGAAGCATCACTTCCAATTGCACAGGCAGATGCACAAATAATTTCTTCGTTTGAAGCACAAAACTTATCTAATCGTCAACAGTCAGCAATGCTTGCTGCAGAGCAACGTGCTAAGTTCTTGGGTCAAGAGTTTGACCAGACATTCCAAACAAAGGTGCAAAATGCTGCACGTGTAGCTGACGTAGCTAACATGAACTTTACTGCTGAACAGCAGATTGCTTTGGAAAACTCACGTATTGCTAATACAATGAATTTAAATAACCTGTCTAACCAACAAGCTATGGTAATGGCAGAGGCAAGTGCATTATCACAACTTGATACAGCTAACTTAAACAATCGTCAACAAGCTGCTGTGCAGAATGCAGGTAGCTTCTTGCAAGTTGATATGGCTAATTTATCAAATGCACAACAGACAGATTTGTTTAAAGCACAACAACGTGTGCAGTCATTGTTTACTGACCAAGCAGCAGAAAATGCAGCACGTCAGTTTAATGCGAGTTCACAGACTCAGGTTGACCAATTCTTTGCGAACCTTGCTAATCAGGTATCACAGTTTAACGCATCACAAATAAATGCTCAAGGACAGTTTAACGCTGGACAAGCAAATACCATTGAAAGATTTAATGCTGAACTGAATAACCAGCGTGACCAGTTTAATGCACAGAACCAATTGGTAATTGGACAAAGTAATGCACAGTGGCGTAGAGAAATTGCTACTGCTGATACCGCTGCAATAAACCGTGCTAACGAACTTAATGCTGCCGCTATACTAGACATTAGTAAAACTGCATATGATAATCTGTGGCAATATTATGGGGATACTATGGAGTGGGCATGGACATCTGCTGAAAGCCAACTCGATAGGATTAATGCTTTGGCTATAGCAGAACTAGATGCTAAAACACGTAGTAGTATTGCTGGTGAGCAAGGAAAAACTGCAGCAGGTAATGCTATTGGTAGTTTAATTGGTACACTGGGTAGTGCTTTTATTATGAGTTGTTATGTTGCTCGTGAAGTATATGGGCCAGATAACGCACAGTGGTTTGTGTTTAGAACATGGTTAAAGTTTGACGCACCTAAATGGTTTGAAAAACTGTATACAAAGCATGGAAAGCAATATGCTGCTGTAATTAAACACGTGCCGCCACTAAAATGGGCAACTAAAAAGTTTATGGATTTTGTTATAGATAGCAAAAGAAAGAAGCACAATGTCAAGACAGTTTAATCCATCCATTACTATATATAATAGGCTTAATAGAGAAATTGATAGAAAGCCACAACAAGCTGAAGTTAAGTCTAAAGGTTTGCTCTCTCAAAGAACAGATAAGATTAAACCTAATATGGATGAAGATATCAACCAACCTCTCACACGTGTTAAACAGCACGTGATGTCTATACGTAACTATAAGGGAAATAGAAATGCGTAACGAACCTACATTTGACGCACCTATTCCCGGCATGTCCTTAACCCATGAGTTAGGTGCTAGACCGTGGCAAACTCCTGCACAGTTTCCATCTGTAGATGAGACTATTCAATACTATATGGAGTCTATGTCTAGTGATGAGTTTATAGACCAACTTATGGATGTTATTGAAATGGGAGTTCCATTAGCTGACATAGCTAACACTATGCAGTTATCTGGTGTTATGGAAGGACTGCACAGTGTAGATGTAGGTGCTTTAATATCTCCTGTTCTCATAGAGATGATGTCTTTCTTAGCAGAAAGTGCTGATGTAGAGTATATAGTACAGGCTAAACAAGACAAAGAAGATAAGATATCAGACGCAAAGATGGCTAAGATAATTCAAAAACTAGAACTTACTACTGAAGAAAAAGAAGAAGAAAACGTAGAAGAAGTAAATGAAGAAGCTATTACAGGCTTGATGTCACGGAGACAATAATGGGTTTTGGAACAGGTTTTGCTACAGGTCTAGCTACTAGCGTTGATAGAATGCTACAAATGGATATCCAACGTAACATGGATAGGATGTCCAGAGCAGATAATTATTTAATGACTCGTAGCAATCAGTTAATTGAAGGTGCTGAAGCAGAAGAAAAAGAATTAAAAAAAGAATTAAAGACTTTGGTTACTTTAACAGGTAGTGAAAAACGTGCTTTCATGGCGGGTAAAGGCAGTGGTGGAAGTCTGGAAGAAATAAAAGAATTAAATAAACGGTTAAAAAAGAACCGTGACTTATTAGGTGATGCATATTCTCTTGAAACATTTATAGATTTTACAGGAGAAGAACAGTTAGCTGATAGCCCTATGTCATATGCAGACTTGTTAGGGGCGTTTACTCAAAGGGTAACTGCACCTAAAGTTAATCCTGAGTTTGCTCAATTTACTGGAATAATGGGTAAGTTGGCTGGTAAAAGAAAAATGGACTTATCAAAATCTACTTTACCTATACCTGAAAGATTTAGAGCAGACAGAGAAGATAAGTTTGCTGACGCACCTGCTGCTACAATCAGCTTTGCTAAAGGTGTAGAGGCACAAGAATATGCTGCTAAAGTAAAGGGAGTGCAGCTAGACCAAACATTAACGCAAGCAAAAATAAATGAGTATAGTGCAAATAAAGATGAAAACTTTAAAACTGTAGAAGCTATACTTGCTTATGGAACTTCAATGATGCTTAAAAACCCTGAAGGTACAGAAGAATATAACGAGGGTCTTCAGTATTATAATAGAGCAATGAAAGCAATAAAAGAAAAGAAAGCAAGAGAGACAGATGACACTAGAACACAACTAACACCTAGTGCTGCAAGAGGTATTGCTAATACGATTAAGTCTAGTATATACGAAGCACCTTTTTCTGAAACCTTTCAAGATTCTATCAGGGCTAAATTGGTAGGTACAGATTCGTATAAGTCTTACTTTAAAACACAGCCAAAAGTTATATCTGAGTTTGAAGCTACTAATGGTAGGTTTAATAATGATTTAACATTTACTAGCTTGATTGAAGCAGAAAAAACAGCACTTGCTAATAACATTGAAACATACGTAGATAAATTTTCTATGAGAAAAGTAGATGAAAATAAAGCTGCTACGTTTGATGCAGAGGGTAATTTTCAGGCTTATGCTACAGCGATTCCTCTTTCACAAGCACAAGCAGATGCTCAACGTGGAGTTTATTCAGTAGGTGACTTAATTAATGTAAGAACTGTAGACGGTGATGAAGTCATAGTTACATGGACAGGAACTGAATGGTCTAATGGGGGTTAATAAATGGGCATTAACCTTTCAAAAGCGCACGTTAGAAGTGAAGAAACAGAAGACTTACGTGAAGATAATACCAGTGCTATATCTGTACAAAACCGTCAGAGGTCATATGAAGCTACAGATAATCCTGCTATCAAGATGTCTAAGGCACACAAGTCTACTCAGTCAGTAGCTACCTCTGACGAATTACCTAAAGTACCTTTTCCCGGTACTGACACTCCCCCAAAAATCACAACAGAAATAGATTATGAAGCTGCTGATGCAGAGACAAGTATGCCGTCTCCTGCAGAAATGGCTATGGAAAAATTAGGCAACAGAAGTCAGCTTGTTCGTTTAGGTTTAGCTAAACCTGAGAACGTAGTAGATACAACGTCACGTAAATACAGATATGAGACTTCAGAAGAAACACAAGCCTTGAAAGAAATGACAACAAGTCCTCTTCCGCCTGAAAGAAGTTTTAGTAATCTGTTGTATACTAATGATGCTAAATTTATACGTGATTATATTATACCTGAAATGCCTGACAAGGTAAACAGTAAAGGTGAAGAAGACCCAGAGGGTTCACCTAGCATGTTGAAAAAGGTATTTGAAACACCGTTGATTGGTCCATCTATGTTTACTAGCCTAATGAATTTAGCTGGTTCTATGGAGTATGGTGATGCAGCATTTACAGATTCCTTAACAGATTTCTTTACTGCCTTTGAAAAAAATATGCCAGACACCTATGATAATATAAATAAAGTAACCATAGGTTCCTCTGCTAAACCAGAGCAAGCGGCTAAAAAACTAAAGAATGAACTATATAATTTCATTATAGCCTCTGAAGCTATACCTGTATTGGGAACACCCGCTAAACTTGCTAGAGAATATAGGGATGTAGCCAACCAAATGTCTAAAAGACTTAAAATAGATATGGCTAAAACTATGTCAGCAAAACAAAAAGCAGAGAAAGATGCTTTAGCAAAGCGAGTTGCTGCTGAACACAGGCAAATATCATCTGACTTTATAAAAGAGTTTGAACAGAAGATAGGTGCTAGAAGTAAACTCAACATAGATGAGATTATAGATGAAAGCAAAATTATATCTGTAAAGAAAAAAGGTATACTTACTATAGACCCTGAAAAGGCTAGGGCTGTAGGCAAACAAAATCTTGAGGATATAAACGGTGCGCCAGTAGATATTCTAGCAGCAGCAAAAGATGCAGAAGACGGAAAAGAAGTTGCTGACTTCTTAGAGTTTGCAGGTGATGGAATATCTCTCAATGTATTAAAGCCAGAGAAGATGGACGCATTTACTGCGGCTGCATCTGATATAATAGCTAAACAACCAGACTTATATAATCCAAAGAAAAGATTAGTAGATAATCTATTTGAAATGTCTGTAAATCAAGAGTTGCTTCCTACAGGAGAACTTCTAACAATACTAAATAAGTACGACTTGTCTTATGAAGACTATACTACAATGGTCTTGGGTTCAGCAAGTGATGCAGGTAGGGTGCTTCAAAAGTTTGCTCAGATATCTAAACGCAATAAACCTAAGAATGAAATACGCAACCAGAAAGAAGCAGCACTATTAGATAATCAAGGTGCTATTATGAATTTTGTCAGGCGTACAGAAAACATAAGACGTGGCTTGCTTGTGTCTCAAATTGCAACTGCTTCACGTAACTTAACATCTGCTGGTATACGTGCGCCATTAGAAGGATTGCAAAATGTCATGGACACTGCCTTATATAATATGGGGCAAGAAGGAGTTATTAAAGGTTTAAAGTCTTTCTTATCTAAAGCAAATTGGGATGACAGCTTTAGGCATATGAGATACATGATGGACTTAAAAAATTCAGGTGAGGTAAAAGCCTACACTGATTATATATTAGATAGACCTGAATTGTCTCAACAGTTTGACATGATGTTTAATCAAATTAACGAAGTTCGTAGACACACAGGTGCTGGCACAGGTGGTAAATTAGATAAGACGTTGACTGCTATTGAAGCAGGTGTAGATGTACTAAACACCCCTAACCGTTGGCAGGAGTATCTTGTTCGTAGAGGTGCTTTCTTAGGTGAATTAGAAAGACTAGCTAAAAATGAATATGGCATTGACTTGATTGATGAACTCAACGCAGGTAAACTTCAAGACTTATTAAACGATTCTCCTGATATTATTGGAGATAAGAGGTCATTTAAACAGCTAGTGGCTGATGCTACAGAAAAAGCATTAGACATTACGTATGCTAAACAACCTGACACTAGAATATTTAGAGAGGCTACATCATTTATAACACGTAATGGTTTGACTGTGGTAACTCCGTTTCCAAGGTTTATGTTTAACAGCATGGAGTTGTTTGGAAACTATTCATTCGGTGCTTTGCAACCTATGTCACGTAAGGTTTTAGGCGTAGCTATGAAAGATAAACGTGGGCCTCTTACAGCAAAAGAACGTAAGCAGGTTTCTCGTAATCTTATAGGCGTAGGCATACTTGGTGCAGCAATGCACTACAGAAATGATGAAGAAGCACCTACAGACTATAAAATGCTAAAGACTGCTGAAGGAAAGGAGATGGATACAACCCCACAATCTCCTATACTTAGACAGGCGTTGTGGATTGCAGAGGCCGTTATAAGAATAAAGGATGGTTCATTTGAAAGGTGGGCAGATATCAAGGATGCAAAAGAAACATTCCTTGGTGTGAATGTCCGTGTTGGTGCAGGTGATGCTATCTTTAATGACGTTGCAGATATGATAGCAACAGCAGATGCAACATCCGCAGAAGCATTTGGAAGCACATTAGGCACTGTGTTTGGGGAGTACGCATCTACCTATCTCACTCCACTAAACCAATTAATAGATGCACAAAGAGGAACGGGTGAAAGAGGTTTAGAGTATCGTGATGTTAGAGAAGAGCCTGTTCTTCAAGAGGACGCACCTTCTACATTCTTAGATGCAGCAGTAAAATCAGCTAAAGAGCCTTTTAATAGACGTGCATATACAACCTTATTTTCACCAGAAGATGAAGAGCAGTATCCTTTAAGAGAAACACTGTTTCAAAAAGGTGGTTCTTCAAAGCGTGTTCTTCCTCTGCTCAAAGTGTTTACTGGTGTGGGGCTAACCAGCGAATCTAGTGAGACAGGTAAGTTCTTAGAGCGATTAGGTTTTAGGGATTATAAGTTAAGAACTAGAACCATATCACCGGGCTTTCAAAGATATGAAACTAAAGTATTGAGAGAGTTGTTACCTAGTGCTGTGAGTTTAGTTAAAGACCCTGCTTTTATTTCAGAGCAAAGAAAGATGTATGCAGCATCAGACAAAAGAAAACCCGCAAAAACTTTTATTGAAGATGCACAGGCAAGAGCCGTGGTAGATATACTATCAGGTTATAAACGTGAAATAGAAGATATAATGATAGGTGAAAATGAAGAGGGTATAGTTGACCCTGTATCTGGAAATCCTATAGATATTAAACTGTCTTCTTATTTATCAACGCTCCAAAAGTTTAGAAGATTAAAACCTTCTGAGAGAAGAGATGCTCTAAACAAACTGCCATTCTTAATAAAGACCGCAGGTTTAGGTCCAGAAAAACCTAATATGGCTAAAGAAACTCATCTTAATATGATGTTAGAGTATATAAAATCTACTAAACTTAAATAAAAAAGGGGCTTAATTGCCCCTTTCTCCTTCATGCAGCAACGGTATTAATATTAAATACGCTGCTACTATAATTAAGATTCCAACCATATCCATATATCTCCCGGTCCTGTACGTATGCACTCGCATACAGTGTTAATAACAGCCATGCTGATTACATAACCTAACCACATAGCAACCACACCTAGTATAAGATACATAAGTATCCTACCTATTATCTCCATCACCCCCAAGTGTGCCTCGCTTACTTCGTCCTGACAGTTTAGAGTAATTCTCACTAGCAATATCAGAAAGATTGATACCCAAGTCATTTGCCAAATTAGCGCAGTACCATAGAACATCACCAATCTCCGCTGCTATCTCAAGTTTCTTAACTTCAAATGCTTCCTTGTCAGCACCATCCCTGATAAACTTCTTTACCTTATTGGCAACCTCACCTGCTTCACCAGCCAAACCAAGCGCAGGATAAAGTATCCTGTGCGTGGCTGGATAGATGGCAAACTCAATCGACTTGCGTTGATATTCATTCATCTCCATGTCTTTGTACTTCTCCTTCATCCATGCTTTAGCTTGCGTTTCTAAGTCCATCTTCTAACTCCACGAGTATTGCATCTTCGTATGGAATGTGAAAGAAGTGTTCACCCGGTTCAATGCGAAACCCTTGTGCCTCTTTCACTTCCGACTTTTCAAGCAGGGTATCTTTGATGCGCCATGCTTGCTTACAATCCCCACGTATCACATAGAAGTTTAGGAATGTATTGTCTGCCTTTACTTCCTCAAACTTGTTAATGAGTTTGTGCTTACGATACGGGATGCGTATCTCTTTCCATGATGTATTCCAATCACCTTTCCACTGGTTTTTCATTTCTACTTCACTGTAGTAGATATTACCGTTCTTCTCACTCTTAATATCGAAAGAATAGTTTTCTTCTGAGTCAAGGATAGTGTGTCCATTATCCTCAAGGTAAGCAATGATAGTTTCTTTTGCAAGGCTATCATTCTTACGGTACGAAGACGGTCTAAATCTACGGTTTACTGCTCCTTTAATCGGTTTCATTGCCATCATCATCTCCTTCTGTCTGTTGCGGTATAAAGAACTTAGTTAGCATCTCTAGCTTATCGTGATAGTCAGCTACGTGTCCAAGTTCAATCTCTATTGCTTCCTGTATATCCTGATGCTCTCCAATCCCTGCTGGATGTTCAAGCAACACCTCTATATTAGCAAGATGCTTGTTGATATGTCCAGCAAAATGTGACCGAGCAGCATTAATTAATACTTGTCTTACACTCATTTTCTTTTTCCTTTCCTGAATCTATGTTTGAAGAACACAACTAGGTTGAGAGTGGTGTTTACTGTAATCATTACGAGTATCCACCACTGCCACCATAGCAAATCTAATCCACTACACTCTATCATTATGCAGCAGTTAAGTCAACTACTTCACAAACTCCTGCGGTACATGCTAACTCACGCCCACCTGATGTAGTGTCTTCCTTCTCAAACTCTTGCAATGCAGACCAATCAATTGATATAGGCATTTGTGCCTTCATCTCTTCGTACTCTTCTTTAGTACAGTCTTGATAGGGTGCTTGTTTATACGTATGTTCACTGAATGGCAGGAAGCTAATGCCTGACACTTCATCAAAGTGTTTATATACCCAAGAGCCTACATCCATCCACTCTTCTTCTTTCACAGAGATTGTTACAGACGGCTTGTGTTCACACCAGTAACGCTGATACATAAGCCACAACTCAAGCTGTTCAATAGCCGACATAGTTGTTCTATGTACGGCATTGGAAGGTGACTTCATTGGGAAGCTAAACACCGTTGTGCTGTCTGGCTTCATTACGTCTGGCTCTGCTGGAATACCCTGTGATACCATGAACTGTGTCAATGGGTCTTTGTTATCTCCACGTACAGTACGGATGTAATACGGATTGTGACGAGCATGTATACCTGACGCACTATCTACCAACTGCGACACTGTGCCTGATGGCTTAACGCATGTAATAGCTGTGGACTGTGGTATCTTTAGCTGCTTTGCCATAGCTTTGTTAGCATCAATAGCCACATCACGTAATGCCTCAAGTGTCTGTCCAATGTTCATACCAAGGTGAGCAGACTTACCTGCTGTTAACTGGTTGTCCATAATACCTGTAAGAGACACACCAAGCAGACGTTCTTCCTCTGTGTTCTTCTTCCATATACTACGCAGATATTTAAAGTCAGTCAGAGTAGATTGAAACGTGCCTAGTATTGTAGCCAAGCGAACCTTCTCTGTTAGTGTCTGCTGCGTATCTGTTTCACGTACAACTACTTCAGACAAGTTACAGAACTGATAAGGACGTAATATAATTTCACTACAGGGGTTACATCCGAAATCTTGTTCCGCATCCCTACGTCCATTCTTAGCTGCTTGCACTTGTGCAGACTTGCGATTAAATATACCACGCTCACCTGACTTACTTTCGTACAGTGATAGCCACTCACGCATAAATGTACCCATCTGTGGCTTACCTTTGTAGGCAACGCTGTTGTTTGCAAGCGCACGTTGTCCTTCGTTTTCCCACCACATACCTGCTTTTGCATGACTCATCTGGTCATCGTTCAGGTTTGATAGGCTGATGAGTGCGCTGCGTCTGACCCCACCGACAACTACAACCTCACCAATCTTACACATGATGTCGTGACATTCAA